GTACTCGCGTCGCAAGCAACTGGCGCGGGCAACGAAGTCGTGCTCGCAAAGGTTCCGGCGGGCTTGACGTTCGCCTTCGGTGTTATCACGACCGACACGTCGCTTGGTACGTCGACCGTAGCTGTGGGCATCAGCGGCACGGCTGCGAAGTACAAGGCCGCCGCGACGTTCACCGCGACGGATACGCCGACGATGTTCGGCACGACGGCGCAGATTGGACAGGCAGCGTTGACGGCGGAAGAGGTGATCCTTCTTACCACGACGACTGCGGCACTCCCTGCATCCGGCAATCTGGTCATCGACATGTACTTCTCCACCCCGACCTAATCAGTCGGTTCGGCAGGGGGCTTCGGTCCCCTGCTATTTCTCTCAGGAGATAGGACATGGCAACGAACGTTTTCGTCGGTGTGAACAACACGCAAGGGGTGGTAGATCAGCCCGCAACGGTAGCTTCCACGACGCAGAGCAAGGACGTAGAGCTGAACATTCTGACGGCTAACGTGCCGGATAAGGAAACGGTTCTGCTTGCGATCGAAAAGATTCAGTTGGCGATCATTCTTGGCACCTGGCCGTTGATCTGATATGCGCGCCGATTCCCAACTCTATGTGCTCGGCTCCGCGCTGTCAGCGTCGGGCGCGGGCGTCACGATCCGCGGCGGCGAGTACACGTTTCTTTCGAACGGAACGGTCGGCGGCTCGACAATCAGCCTGCAAATTCAGCAGCCAGACGGCACGTGGTGCGACGTAGGAGCATTGGCGGGTAACGCGGTCGTCAAATCGACGACGCTCCCGTTCACCGTAACGCCCGTCGTGCTGCCGGCGTGCGTCGTGCGCGCAGCGATTACAGGCGGTGCGGGCGTGTCGCTGAACGCCTGGCTCTGCGGGATTGGCTGATGAGTCAGTCCGTCGTCGATATCTGCAACAGCGCGCTCTCGATGGTGGGGGCCGCGAGCATTATGTCACTCACGGATAACAGCCGAGAGGCGCGCGTTTGCAACTTGCAATATGACAGCAATCGGCGCGACGAATTGCGTAAGCATTACTGGAACTTCGCACTAAAGCGAGTCTCGCTTGCACCCGACACGGCGGCGCCGGCGTTCGATTACGCCTACCAGTTCACATTGCCGCCTGACTGTCTGCGGATAGCTATCCCGAATGACGCGTATCTCGACTGGCAGCTCGAAGGCCGCAAGATCCTGACGAACTCGATAAAGTCGCCGTTCAGCAGCAATGTGGTGAACAGCCAGGGCGTGGTCGTAACTACGGCCACTGTCTCGCCGCAGCTCAATCTCAAGTACGTATCAGACGTGACTGACGCGACACAGTTCGATCCGTCCTTTTACAACGTCCTGACAATAAGTTTGGCCGTAGATATCTGCGAAACGCTGACGCAAAACAGCGGCAAGAAGCGGGATCTCAAGCAAGACTACAAGGACGCGGTTGTAGAAGCTCGTACCGCAGACGCTTTCGAAAACCTCCCCGCCGACGCGCCGGATGACGCGTGGTGGCTTGTCCGGTACTGACCCATGCCGCGCGCAACCTGGACGCAGACCAATTTCAACGGCGGCGAATGGTCGCCGTTGGCGCATGGTCGCGTCGATATTGCAAAGTACAAGAACGGGCTCGCGCAGAGTCTGAACTACATTCCGATGATGCAGGGCGGCCTAACGCGTCGCCCCGGCTTCCGGTATGTCGCTGAGGTCAAGGACAGCACGCAACCCGTTCGGTTGGTGCGTTTCGAGTTCTCGATCACGCAGGCGTACATCCTCGAATTCGGGCCTAACTACATTCGCTTCTACACGAACGACGGTCAGCTGCTGAATGGCGGCGCGCCGTACGAAGTGGCGACGACCTACGCGGCGAACGAGCTCTTCGACCTAGCGTTCGCGCAGTCGGCCGACACACTCTACATCGCGCATCCGAATCACCCTCCCGCGAAGCTGCAACGCGCGGGCGCGACGAACTGGACTCTGACGACGATCAGTTTCCTCGACGGCCCGTACCTGCCGATTAATGTCGCATCTACGACGTTGACCCCTTCGGGGACGACGGGCACCGTGACGGTTACAGCGAGCGGCACCGCAGGCATCAATAACGGTGTGGGGTTCCAGGCGTCCGACATTGGGCGCGCGCTGCGCATCAAGTGCAGCGCGGTGTGGCTGTGGGGAACGATTGCGTCGGTCGTCAGTACAACGCAGATCACGTGGACTATCTATCAGGCGCAGAACCCGCGCACGGCAATTTTGCAGCCGAACGTTTCGGGCGGCAGCATCTTCTCGGTCACGATCGTCGATGGCGGTTACGGCTACGGCGCGTCGCCGCCTAGCATCACTTTTAGCGCCGGCACGCAGCAAGCAGTGGCGTCCGCTGGCGTGACGAATGGTGTTGTATCGTCCGTCACGATGAGCTCGACTGGCACAGGGTACGCCCCTGGCGCCACGGCAACGGCATCGGCGCCCGCGACGATCGGCTCGGCCGCCACCACGTTTTGGCGCATCGGCGTATGGGGTAGCGCAAACGGCTACCCGCGTGCGGTCGTCTTCAACCAGGACCGGCTGCTGTGGGCCGGCTGCCCGCAGTATCCGAACCGTATCGACGGCTCAACCGTCAGTGATTACGAGAACCTGGCGCCTACGAACATCGACGGCACGGTCGTCGACAGTAACGCAGTCTCGTTCTCGTTGAACTCCAACACCGTCAGCGCGATCCGCTGGATGGTATCGGACGAGTGGGGGTTGTTGATCGGCACGGCCGGCGGAGAATGGGTAGCCGTTGGCGGCGGGGGTGCGTCCTATAATTCTCCGATCACGCCGACCAGCATCATTGCCAAGCAGACTACATCGTACGGTGTGACTGGCGTACCGCCTGTGCGCGTCGGTAAGTCGACGTTGTTCGTGCAGCGCACCGGGCGCAAGTTGCGCGAGATGACGTATCAGTTCGTTGTCAACACGTTCCAGGCGCCCGACATATCGCTCGTGTCCGAGCATTTGACGAAGAGCGGACTGAAGCAAATGGGGCTCGCGGCCGCGCCGCAGCAGATCGTGTGGATGTGCACCAACGCGGGGGCGCTGGTCGGGATGGTGTACGACAAGGACCAGGACTTGATCGGCTGGTTCCCATGCCAAGTCGGCGGCTTCTCCGATCCCGCGCAGACATTGCCGCCGCTCGTTGAAAGCGTGGCGTGCATTCCATCTCCGGATGTCACGCGCGATGAGCTGTGGGTGCTTGTGAACCGCTCGATCAACGGCACGACGCGTCGCTTTGTCGAAGTTATGACGAAGATGTGGGAAGACGGCGACACGCTGGCAAACGCGGTCTTTGCAGACTCGAGCGCTACCTACAGCGGCGTGGCGACGACTACGGTGTCAGGCTTGACGTGGCTTGTCGGGCAGACGGTCGGCGTGTTGGCCGATGGCGCTACGCACCCTGATTGCGTCGTCGACGCCACCGGCAAGATCACGCTGTCGCGCTCGGCGAGCATTGTGCAAGTCGGGCTCAAGTACACGAGCGCCGGCAAGACGTTGCGAATTGAAGCCGGTGGCGGGGATGGCCCTGCGCAAGGCAAATTGAAGCGCGTGCACCGCGCGATATTCCGGTTCTTCCAGTCGCTCGGCTTCATCGCGGCGCCGGCAGTAAACGGCTTGCCAGCATACCCGGAAGCGTTCCGCGACAGCTCGATGGCGATGGATCAGCCGGTCGGACTGTTCACAGGGGACAAGCGGTGGGCGTGGGAAGGCACGTACGAGCTCGAGGGGCAGATTGCGTGGCAACAGACCGATCCGCTGCCGCAGACGATTCTGCTGATAGCGGCGCAGCTTGAGACGCAGGACGCGTAATGATCGTCGTTCCTTACCAGGCCGAGCACTTGATGGCGCTGCGCGCGCAAGAAGCGCAGGCGTACGTCCGCGAATACATGAGCGACAAGTACGCGAAGGATCTGGAAAACACGCTGTCGTGGGCGGGCATCGCTGATGGGCGTGTGATAGGTTGCTTCGGGGTATGTGAAATGTGGACCCACCGTGCGCTGCTGTGGGCGTTCCTTGATCAAAGCGCCGGCCGCCACCTTGTTTCGATTCATCGCGCAGTAAAGCGCTTTCTCGAAGTCGCGCCATACCGCAGAATAGAGGCGGAAGTCGACTGCGAATTCGAAGCGGGCCACCGGTGGCTGAGAATGCTCGGCTTCGAAATGGAGTGTGAACGGATGCGCTGTTACCGCGTTGACGGCGGGGACAGCGCGCTATACGCAAGGGTGAAATAGATGGCAATGGCAGCTATTCCGATCGTGCTCGCTGGCGTTTCCGCTGCGGTTTCGGCTGTCGGCGCAGTTCGCTCGGCGCAGGCGCAAGCGGGGGCCGCCAACTACAACGCGGAGCTCGCGCAGCAGAATGCGCAGACCGCCACGATGCAGGGGCAGGCCGCGGCAGAGGCGCAGCAGCGCGACGCAGCGCGAAGAATTGGCGCCTCGCTGGCAGCATTCGGCGCGTCGGGCGTGCAGACCGACACCGGCTCACCCACCGACGTAATGGCTGACAGCGTGCGTCAAGCGACACTGGACAACCTGACGACGCAATACAACTACAAGCTGCGCGCTACGGGCCAACTTGACCAAGCCGGTCTGGATCGGGCGAACGCTTCAAACGCTACGCAAGCGGGCGTACTCGGCGCCACCAGCGCGCTAATTGGGGGTGCCAGCAAGGGGTACTACTACGGTAACAGCGGCGGCTCAGGCGGCTACGGCGGCTACGGTGGTACGCCGATTCCTTCTTTCGGGTGATAAATGCCGTCTATTCCGACATATCAAGAGCAGACCCTGCCGCAAGGACAGGTCAACGCACAGGCGAACCCGAACGACTTCGGCGCGCAGGTCGGCCAAGCCACGCAGGCTGTCGGCCTGAGCATCGGGCAGGCGTCTGACTTCGCTTAC